CATTATCTACATCTCCGCAGGGTAATGGTATACAAGACCCACTCTTAATACGTTTTAGTTCACAAGAAAATCCGGTGGATTGGTTTCCAACTGCAACAAACACAGCTGGTGATTTAAGGCTTGGTGGTGGGTCAACTTTCATGCAGGCAGTAGAAACAAAACAACAACTCCTTGTGTTTACAAACAAAACGCTACACTCTATGAAATTTATTGGACCGCCCTTTACTTTTGGCTTGCAAGAATTATCGAAAAATATCACAATCATGAGCCCAGCCTCTGCTGTAGCGGTTGAAGATATTGTATTTTGGATGGGTGTTGATACCTTTTATGTTTATGCTGGGGGCACACAACAGCTACCATGCACTGTAAAAGATAAAGTATTTTTAGATTTTAATTTTGATGAAAGAGATAAAGTTCATGTAGGTGTTAATTCAGAATTCAGTGAGGTTATTTGGTTTTACCCAAAAGCAGGTAGTTCTTCTGTCAATGCTTATGTTGTTTATAACTATACCGAAAAAGTTTGGTACTATGGAACATTAAACAGAGATGCTTGGATAGATCGTGGAATTAGAACCTTTCCAATAGCCACAGGCAATTCTTTATTATATAACCATGAATTAACAAACGACGATGATGGTTCTGCTATGACTTCATTTATTGAGACAGGGCCTATGGATATGAGTGATGGTGATAAATTTATATCTATAAAACAAATGTTACCCGACATTACTTTTAATGGATCAACTGATCCAACCCCAAGTGTTTCATTTACACTTAAAGCTAAAAACTCAGCCGGTGGCAATTTTTTACAATCAGAGTCAAGCAACACAACACGAAGCACAACAACTCCAGTAGAACAATTTACAGATAAAATTGATTATCGTGTACGAGGACGTTCTTTCGCTTTAAAAGTAGAATCTACAGGCACTGGGGTCAAGTACAAGTTGGGCACACCTCGTGTTGATATGCGACCAGATGGGAGAAGATGATGCTTGTCAACGGTATACCACAATATTTGCAAAATTTACGAAATGCAACAGTAGATTTAACAACAGCAAACACTGGACTGCAAAGTGTTTACACTGTACCAACAGAGGCAGATTTTAATGCGTCAGTTATTAGTTCTATACTGGTATCAAATGATAGTGGGAGTGACTCAACAATTGATGTCTTTATAGATAGTTTGCCTATATTTAAAGCTAAAGCAGTTTCAGCAAATACAACAGTAGAATTGTTAACAAAAGATCTTGTACTTAATGAAGGTGAAATTTTAAAAGTTCAAGCAGCACATAATGATAGATTAGCGGTCGTTGCAAGTATACAAGAATTTGCAAAGACAAGAATAACAACAAGTGCTATAAGTGGAATATAGACTTAACAAAAAAAATGAGGTAGTATCTGTCTATGGATCTGGCAATTAAGGAAGAAAAAATACCATCTGGCGGTATAGCTGACTTTATTTACACGGATGAGGAGCTACAGACCTTAGAAAACCAAGAGGTTGAACAAGAGTTTGGTAAGGGCGGTATAGCACAATTTAAAGAGGTTGGTAAGAAAATAGCGACCTATGGTCGTTATGGTGATGATACTGTTGCTCACCTTGAAACAGGTGAGCTTATCGTGCCACGGGCCTTGATAGAAAATAATCCAGAACTCAAAGAAAGTATTTTTTCTCATCTAAAAGAGCTGGGCGTTGAAGATCCAGAGAGATATGTCGTTGGAACAAAGAAAAACAGTATAAATCCTGATACAGGTTTACCTGAGTTCTTTCTTAAAAAGTTATTTAAAAGTGTATCAAAAGGTATAAGCTCTATAGGTAAAGGCGTATCAAGAGCATTAAGTGGTGTTGGTAAAGCTCTTAAAAAAGTCGCTCCAATAGTTTTGCCAATGGTATTAGCAGCCACGCCTCTTGGGCCAATCTATGGTGCAGCTTTAGGTTCAGGTATCTCAACGCTTATGCAAGGTGGTGATCTAGGGGATGCGGTTAAAAGTGCAGCCTTGGCTGGTGGAGTAGGTGCTATTTACAGTGGTGCAAGTAGTGCTATGGCTGGAAAAGGTTTTGGAGCAGGTATATCTGCGGATTTGGCTAATCCTGGTGCAAGGTTTGATCAATTATCTTTGACCGACCCTTTTAAATCTTTTCAACCTACCGCTTCAAAAGTTGACATTCAAAAATTAGACCCAATAAAAACAGCTGATATTGACGTTACGGTGGGTAAAGATAATTTTGGAGAATTTGATCCTTTGATACCAAAAGGTGGAAAACAATTGCCTAAACCTAAGGGAACTTTAGACACAGTAAGCGATTATATGTTTAGAGGCGGAAAATCTAAAAGTGAAATTATTGCAGCTCAAGATTTAGCAGAGCAGAAATATCTGGCAAACGCTAAAGCAAAAGGTTTTGCTCCTACAGAAGCCGGTATAAAAGCTGCTAGAGCAGATGCAGGTCCAGGGTTTTTAACTAAATTTGGTCCAACAGCTGGTCTAGCTGGTCTTGCACTTTATGCTGGCGGTGCTTTTGATGCACCTGAACAAGATAAGCTTAACATACCTATTAGTGGTATGGAGTTATTTAAACAAAACCCTGACTTATATAGAATTGCAAACTTAACGCCGAGACGAGCAACACGCAAAGATGAGACAGAAAAAGAAAGAGATTTTATCTACGAGCCTTACAGGTTTAAAGACCCTAGCATATTTTATGCAAGACAAGGCGGACTAGCTGCCCTTGGATCAACTATAAACCAAAAATTACAAGAACCAGCTGGTATGAAAGCACAAGAGATACCAAGTTTCTTAAAAGAAGTAGAGACAATGACAGAAGCTAAATTTGGAATAGATATACCAAGTTTAGGCGAGAGACCTTTAGGACTAGGTATGCCTCAGATACCTAGAGAAATTACAAATCCTAGCTTAGGTGGCATCCGATTAGGATCTTCCGGTCCTGCTACTACGATACTGGAAGGATTGCCTAAATCAGATTTTGGTGACGTTTTTCAAGCTTATATGCCTATAGATCAAGGTGAGGGTATAGATCAGTTTGGTAAACCTATGCCAACAAACGAGCAGACAGGTCCAGCAATGACTGACGATGAACGTTTAAATATGTTAAAATCAGCTTTTGGGCAAGGTGTATCTCAAAGTAGTGCAGGTGCTTTTGGTGGGGGAGGTGCCAGACAATCAGGTTTACAAAACTTTATAACTGGGATCGGGGCTTTAGGTTTAGCTGATGGCGGTGATGTATTTCCAAGAAGAAATGGCGGTATTGGACCAAACGAAGGTACACCCGGCAAAGATAGCGTTAGAGCTATGCTGATGCCGGGCGAATTTGTAATGACAACAGACGCCGTAAGAGGTTTAGGTAATGGAGATCTTAACACTGGCATAAAAAATATGTATAGTGTAATGAGTAAGTTAGAGAAAAAAGGAAAGGCGATGGCATAATGGCTACAGAAGAAGTAATTCAAACCGTTAGGGAAAGTCCTGAAATAGAAGCCTACCGAATAGGTTTACTAGATTCAGCAAAAGATCTTGCTGATAAAGAAATAGATCTGCCTACACTAGATATAGCAGATATGACTGATTTGCAGCTTGCTGCTTTAGCTCAATCTGAAGAGGGTTTAGGAGCTTTTCTACCCTACATTGATCAAGCAGGAGCTACATTAGCGGATGCAAGCACAACATTAGGCGGGGTAGAAGACGCTTTAAGAGCTGGTGCTGGTCCTGTAACAGATGAAATGTTGCAAAGGTACATGAACCCTTATCAACAGGCCATTCAAGATGAAATTAATCGTTCTTATGATATGCAGCTTAACCAAGCAAGAGCTGGTGCTGTAGGTTCTGGAGCTTTTGGTGGTTCAAGAGGTCAAATTGTAGGTTCTGAAGTAGATAGAAACAGAGCAAGTGCTTTGGCCAGATCACAGGCAGAAAATTTTATGCAAGCTCAAGCAGCTGCTGAAAGAGAATTAGGAAGACAAACCGCTCTTGGTCAAGGCATAGCAGGTCTTGCGGGAGCCCAAGGTCAACTTGGGTTGAGACAAGCTGCCTTAGGTGAGGCTGGACAGAATTTATTACAAAGAGATGTTGAAGGTGCTTTCAAGATGGGCGGCCTTGAGCAAGCTTATGATCAAGCAAAATTAGATGCTCAGTATAAAAGTGATTTAGCACAACTATATGAGCCATATCAAAGATTAGGGTTCTTGTCTGATATATATAGCAAGACTCCGACCTCCCAGTCTACTATCACTCAGTCAAGTACACCTAATGTATCACCATTTCAACAATATTTAGGTCTTGGTATCGCTGGATTAGCAGCGGCATCAGGAGCTCAGAAAGCGGGGTTATTCGGATGATGAATAGAGCATTACTACAAAGACAAATGTTTCGCAATGGCGGAGCAGCTGGTATGAAAACCATTCCAGCAGATAACACTGGTCTGAAGGCATTAGCTCAAGAACGACCAGATGTCGTAAGAAAAATGGGTTTCAAACCTATGCAAGAAGGTGGCATGGCTGGAATGCCTGCTCAACCTCAAGGACAAATTGATCCTAATATGTTAGCTGCTACTTTAGGAGATGTAGCACAGGACACAGGGGACTTGGAACAAGCTCCTGACTTTCAATCTATGATGAACCAGTTTTCTGGCGAAAATAAATCAGAAGAAGAAAGAAGAGATGATTTGGCAAGTATAGTTGGACCAGAGGACGCGGCTCAAACACCAGATAGTGTTTTAGCTCTTGTAACTCCAGTAGTTCAGATAAGCATGGCAGAAGAAGGTATTGCACCGATGGCTCGCGAGGCAATGGACACACCAGTGGAAGGCGATATGGCTGGCGGAATAATGAGCATGACGGGGGCTGGAAACGAACCACCCGAAAATTTTAGGTATGGCGGTGAGGTTCGCCGCCGTGGAGACGAGGACCCAGTTTTAAAATTTAGTGAGGGCATGGGAGTACCAGGAACGGTTAGGCCTATGACAGACTATCAGCAAAAAGTTGGAGAGACAGCGGCTGCTTTGTTGCCAACCTTTCAACAGTTTTTACCAACTACAGATCCTGAAACACAGAAAAGAAGACTGCAATCGGATATTTTGTTTGACATAGCTAACACTGCTTTGGCTTTTTCTGCTCCTATGAAAGGTGAAAGAAAAGGTTTAAGTCCTGCGGAAAGATTAGCTTTGGCTGCTCAAACAACACAATTACTACCAAAAATACAGGCAAGGACATCTAAATCAGCGGAAGACCTGAAAAAACAAGAGTTAGCTCAAAAGTCAGGGGCCTTACAAGCTGCTATAGGGCTTGAGCAAGCTAGGTTAAAACAGGTTGGATCTGAAAGAGGTATATTAATTTCAGGTGCTTTTACTTTAGCAGATACAGCAAAAAAATTAGCTTTTAAAAAAGCAGAGGGAATAAGCTCTAGAGCCCATGAAGAAAAAATGCAAAATACTAAGTTTGCATTACAAGGCACTTTAGACGCAATAAACAAAAAATTAGATTTTGGATACGATACAAAACTTGCGACCCAAAAAGGAGAAATTGAAAAAGGATTAAAAAAGTTACAAGAAGCCATTGATATTAATAAAATTAATATTCAACACGATGATAATATTGAAAAGATAAATTTAGAAATTACTGGTAAAAAAGATGTTGCTAATATTAACAACATCGCTGCTTTAGAAAGATTAAAACTTAATATTACATCGAGAGAGGGTATAGCTGAAGCTAACCGTCAGATGGATAAAGTGATAGCTAATGAAAATAACAATACACGCTTACTTATAAACAAAAACAACGTAAACCAACAAAATTTAAGACTACAGTTTGATAAAGTAAGAGAAGAAAACCTCGTTGCAGATAGAAATGTTAAAAATCAAATATCTATTTCTGAATTAGATCTTAAAAAAGTAACTGAGGCTCGTCAAACATTAGAAGGTTTGAGAGAGTTTGAACTTAAAAAAGCTCAAGGTGAAAGAGATGAAAAGAAACTTCAGCTCATAGAAAAAGAATTAAATGAAGTAAAAATAGCCGAAACAAAAATTAAGAAGTTTTCAGCTGAAAATAGAGCTGAAAACGACAAAGAAGTTTTAGCGTTTAAGAAAGAGCAGTTAGCCAAGCTTGATCAATACAGAACTAGATCACTTGATTTAAAAGAGGAATTAAATCAAATCACTAGAACTAACAATGTAATGAACCAAAAGTATAAGCAAATAGAGCTTACACTTAAAAAACACCAAGCTCAGTTACAACTTTTCGGTAAAGGAGCTACTGGTGCAACTTTAAACATTATGTCAGATCCAAACCGTTATGAACCCTACAGAGACGGTGGAGATGATAATCAACTAGAACTTGCTATACAAAATTATGTAGCAAAGACCACTGGGCCAAAAGGAGAGACTATTGAAAAGGAATTACCTCCTTACATGAAAGAAATATTAGTGGATAGGGTAAAACAAGGCTTTAGAATACCTGATATTCCTTTATATAAATTAGGCTTATCTCAAAAAGAAATAGATCAATATAAACCTGTTTCTGATGAAGTTGGTGAAAATGCACTGAACACAGTTATTGACGAGGGTGTTGATTTGACAAAAGGCACTGGAGTAATGTCAACTGTTAACACAGCTTTAAGATGGGTGGCAGGTCAAATATCTGAGATAGGTGTAGGCACGGGCGATGTTCTTACACAGACTTCTCAAGCAAGAAAAATGTTAAACGCTCTTGCTAATGTGACTGAAGGGTTTTTAAGAGAGGCCGTATCAAACGATAGATTAGATAAAGATACAATTGCTCTTGTAAGAAGAGATATTTTAAGACCTACGGGTACAATGACTGATGCTAACGCTTATTCTCAACTTAAACAGACACAACAGACGATTAGAGCAAAGCTAGATGAGAAAAGAATTATAGTAAATAATCCGGGTGAGTACACTGAATCACAAGTAACAAAAGCAAGAGAAACTATAAACATGATGAAAGCTCTTATCAACAATTATGGTATTGCTATAAATAGTTACGAAAAGTTTGGTGGGTTCGGGGATAAAGGGTCTACTCGTGCAAAAGGTGTTTTAAGAAACATTATTAAAAGAAGTGGTCAATAATGGCTGAAATTAATACCATAACTACTCCGGATGGCCCTATAAATTTTCCAGTAATAGAATTTACTAGTGACGAGGCTAACTTTTTTACAGAAGAATTTGGCGGGGAAAAAGCTACTAGTTTTCTTGCAAGAGAAGCTATTAGTGAAATTACACAGAATCCAAAGCTTGGTAACCTTTTTACTTACGAAACTTTAAAAGATGGGACTGCCCCATTGTTTGATTTTGATCCTGAGCTGGTAGGTAAATCAAGAGAAGAAAAATCTTTAAGTGATGAAGAAATATTAAAAGAATTTACAAACCTTGAAGATACAGGGTTTTTTACAGGTTTTGGCAGAGAGATATTGAAGACGGCCCCAAGTGCAGCAGGTTTTGTTGGTGGAGCAAAAATAGGTGGTAAACTACAACAGATGATCCCACCTCTTGGGCCAGTTGCAATTGGTGTTAAATTTGCAATACCTGTTACTACGGGTGTTCTTGGAGCTTTTGGTGCTTATGAGATGGGAGACGATGTCTCTGAGTTTGTATTAGGTGAAGAGGGTATAATTATACCTAGTCATAAGGCCTCTTATGAAGCAGGGAGAACAACAGCTGGAGGTTTGGCATGGTTGCCTACACCTTTTATGATATCAAAAAATATAAGCTTTGGTGCGGCTAACTACATTAAAAATTTAGATGAAATATTAAAAACAGGTCAACAACAAATAGGATTACAACGAAGTAAGCCTCCTATAACAACAAAACTTATATCTGGCGTTGAGACTTTGTTAAACAAAACAGGAAAAGAATTTAAAGACAAGCCAATAAGAATGGGTATTTTAGAAGGTTTAAGCGTAGGTGGTGCAACAACAGGTGCTTATTTTGCAGAAAATTTAGATCCAGGTGGTGTAGCAGCAAGAATAGGTTTTGAAATGACGGGTGCGATTGCTCCACAACTTGCTTTTGGCACAGTCGTAAGAAACTTTGGTGAGATATTAGATAGTTTAAAAAAACCTTTTACAAAAGAAGGACGGAAAGATCTGTTTGATAAATCAGGTGTAAGCGTTACTAAAAGAAGATTGCAAGCTGTAGGTCGAATTAAAAAAATATTAGAAGACAATGGTGATGACGTCGAAGCTTTAATAAAAGAGCTATCAGATGATTCAATCACAAATCAACTCTATGATGAGTCAGGACAGTTAATTAAACTTACCGCGGGTCAAAAGTCAGGTAATCCTACACTGATGGCGATTGAAGCAAGTTTAGCCTCCTCTTCACAAGGTTTAGGTAAAACAAGAAAAGAAAACCATGTTCTTGCAAACAAAGCATTAAGAAATTTAATTGGTGCTTTAGTTTTACAAGGCGATAAAGACGCTTTAAAACAGGCAGCTCAAATCAGAAAATCTCAATTTGATGGTTATTTAGCCGAAAAGCTTGCATTAAGAACTGATCGGGTTCTGGATACCTTTAAAAAACTTGCTGGAGACAATCCAATAAATAATAAAAAATTATCAACACAATTATTTGATATAACCGGATCTGCTTTACAACAAGCTAGAACAGAAGAATCAAGACTATACAAAAACATAGGTAATTTTGAAATCACATCATTTGTTGGGCCAGATGGTAATGCAGTTGATGCTCCTAACTTTATTTCATATTTGAAAAATAATTTACCGCAGACACAGGAAGCATTAAGTGAAACATTAAAAGATTTGGGTCCTCTTTATTCTTTTTATCAAAGAAAAGGTAAAGAACTAGGCTTACCTGAGTTTGTTGAAGAAGCTACAGGTAGAGCAGGCAAAGCTGTTGAC